TATACTACCTATAGTTGTGTCCGGCTTTCATAGACCTGCCCGCTAACAGTTCTTTGAAATCAATAGCTTGGCAACAACGTGCGAGAAAATATATGACCTGTGACTGATCTCACAGCTTCCAACGGCCGGGCCGCTAAACCCGGCCGTTGTTCGTTTCTGCTTTCCCTAAACCTTCTGAATATAACGCATAGCGGCGCGCGTAGCGAGTTGCCCTACTATGCTACGCCAAAAAGCACTAATACGTAAAATGTAAAAATGCAGATACTTTAATTATTGCTTCTTAGGTCAAGAATCTGGGCCGTCACGACGCCGATGAGCAGCCATTCATCTGTCAGCGTTCTCATCGGATAGTTAGGGTTTTGAGCTGATAGGAAATTGTCAATTCCGTCAGTGACTAAGCGCCTAAACAGTGCTTTCTTATGCGCAGGGGAGTATGCCAAAACGTAGTCTGTGGGCTGAGGCATCTTAGTAGGTCGATCACTATTACCCCGCCCATGCTGAAGCTCAATCCGTCGCTTGAGTTCATCGATGTGTCAACCACATCAAGAGCGAACGCCTCTTCTGGCATATTGGTAGGCGGGCAGACCCAGCGCTCTACCCTAGATGTGTTCGCTCTATATCCCCACTTATCGTTTCATGATCGTTCCACGAAACCACGGGGAGTAAGCGTCTGTTTTCAGAGGGGTGTGAGTCTTCCTCTTGCCCTGAAGCCAGCTTGATTATGTGGTCAAGACTAACCCCCAATGCCTTGGCTATCTCTGCGGCGATATAGACGCTGGGCGCCATCTCGTCGCGCTCGACGCGTGAGAGGTAGCCGGACTGAAGCCGATCGCCAGTCGCGTCACATAGCTGTTGCAGGGTTTTCCCCTGGGCGCGTCGCAAGCGCCTGATCACGTGTCCGATTTTCATCCTTGAATTTTCCGCTTTGAATGTACGTAAAAGGAAGGCCGGATTTGCATTAGCTATTGCGCCACAATGTACGAATAAGCAGAATGTGGGGATGCCCACACAGATGGGCTGAAAACGATAACGAAAAAGGATGGTTGTCATGTCATCAAAGCCCCGCACTGAGTGCGACGTCATCATCAAAGCGACCCTGGATTGGTTTGCGAATAGCCGTGAATCCATCGAGTCGTTCTCGACCATCCACCTGATCCCGCGCTGGAGCGCAAGGCATGGTGGAAGTGGATCGGGACGAGGTCGAGCGCAGCACCGATGCGTATATGCGCTGGCGTCGCAGCGTCTCGATGAAAGTCGGCCGGATCATTCGCGGCGATCAGCCGTTTCCCCTCGCTTGGAAGTGGCCATGGGTCAATCTGCTGCCGAAGGAGTACCAGGTCGAAGTGCGCCGGGAGTTGATGGCCATGGCCGGTTCGCTGTACGTGCCGGTGCCCCGCTTCTCAGCCGTTGACGATCTCGCCCGCGCGGCTTCCCAGCTTCACCGCATCAGCCAGGAGTTCGGCGAGTTCCTGCAGCACTCCCAGCCAGCCCACAACGGCGGTTATGACCGCAACGATTGCCCTGCACAGGCAGATCGCATGATGAAAGAGGCCGTCGACCTGGTGGAAGCGGTATTGAGCGAAGTGGCAGCGGTCAGCCGGGGTACCGGGCGGCCTCTGCCGCGTATGCGGATGCTCGCTTTTGAGATTGGGGGTTAAAAGTGGATCAGAAGATTCGACAGCGGTTGACGATTGCTGCGGCCGGAGATGTCGCCACCCTGCGTAAAGCGTGCGATGCCTTCGAGGCGCTAACTGGTGAAAAGACCTTTGTTGCTGAGCCAGCGCTGCTCTACCTGTTTGAGTTGCTGGTCGTTGCGCAGCAGTTTCATCAGTCAATGGCTATTACCGGCGATCCTGCGCGTATGCACGAGCTGCTGCAGGACTTTATCTCGCACACAAAAGCGAAGGGAGCGTAGCCGTGCCGCAGATGACGTTTGACCTCGATGATGGCCAGGAGCCGGTCAGCTTTGTGCTTTCTAAGGCGGATGGCGATCGCTTCATCGCTTTCATGGCTGACTGCACTGACGCGATCAAGCGCCGGGATGAATTGATCGAGGATTGCGACCGCTTCGCCGGAATCGTGACATGTATAAAGATCAGTCCGCGCAGCAGGCCGAAGAACTCCACGCTCTGCGGATCGATAACCGCGATCTTCACCGCGAAGTCGCAGCATGGCGGGGTGCATGACGATGGCCATGATCAAAGAAGCCATGATCGGCAGCCTGTGGCTCGTCGCTTTGTTAGCCAGCACGGGGGAATGGTTGCTGTGAGTGATGTAGCCGATATCGCAGGGGAAGAACAAGCGCGCCTGGAAGAGGAGCGCGCGGCACGTTGGGCACGTGAGCAAGCCGCGCGCGAGAGCCAGCCGGGGTCTGAGTATTGCGTCGAGTGTGGCTTCGATATCGACCGGAGACGCCGTGAGGCGATGCCGTGGGTCACGCGCTGCGTGCCTTGCCAGGAGTTCGTTGACCAGCGCGGTCAACGCTATCGATGAGGGGGTGGTCGTGCTGGATGCTCAAGGATTGGCGTACATGCGCCGCACTGTGGTTTATGCGCACGCTGCGCCGACGCCCCGCCGCATTAGCGAGTCGGACGCTCCTGCACGTTATACCGATGAGACGTACCGGGATCGGTTGCCACCGGCTGGCCATCGGCGGTGGTGCGCTGAGATGAAGCGCCAGTCGACCCGCCTGCTTGCCAGTGGTACCCGGCCTAAGCCGAAAAGCAGCATGCCGCTATCACCGTGGGCGTTTGACGATGCCCGGATCGTGGCGGCGATCCGCACGCTCGAGCCTGAATACCAGCACTGGTTGCGCTACGCCTATGCGGATAGCCGGGAGTGGTGTGACGAGCAAGGGGTCACCGTGGCCCTGTGGGCGCGTTTCGAGCCGGTGATGGGCAAGGTGCAGGCCAAGACACGTAAAGCCTGCCAGGGGCTGGCACACCTCGCGGCGCAGTGCCACAAGGCGCGTAAGAACAGCGGTCAGCCTGCCCATACGCCGGAGCGCCTTCAGGAAGTGCTGGGCGTGACGCGGGCGAATTGGGACAAGCATTGGTGCGGACGTTGGCAGGCGATGCACCGCCTGCTGAATGATATTGACCGGGAAGCGCTGGAAGCGCTGTGGAAGGTGACTGAGTGAAGGTCTATGGCTGGGATGACACAGGCATCGAGCGCGGCGATATGGTGGCTGCCAGTGTTGATGCTAAAGAGCTGGAGTTTAACAGCGAGGAAATGGCCGCGCGGCTTGGCTGGGATGCGATTTTTACTCAGTTTTCAGCAGCGCGTAAGGAAATGGTTAGGCAGATGGAAAAGTTTCGTGTGGATCCTGAGAGTATAAGCCTGGTTAAGAGTTTGAAAGCCAGGGATGTGCCGGAGGTCTGATGACACTACCCAACTGCAACCACTGCCAGCATCCTCCGGAGCGCCGTGAGAAAGACGGCGCGCTGCTGCTGATCTGCCCGGTGTGTAACAACCGTGGCGAGGCCAGCAAGTGCCATGATTGGGCGGTGGCATCTTGGCGTGAAGTTAATCGCACCGACCTGCCCTACTGCTGTGAGGCTAAGCCGGTGCGCTTTAAGCAGCGTGAGCAGCAGTGGTGGGCAGGCTGCACCGGATGCGATAAGCGCACCGGTGGCTTTATGTCGTTGCCCGGCGCGGTGGCAGGCTGGGCGCGCGCTCTGCGGTAATGTACAAGCGTACTTATGTACATTTGCACAAAGTAACGTTAGTTCGTTTGCACATATTGACAAAAGTCCGTATCCGAGTAGTCTTTATGTCAAATTGCCCTTATTGCGAAAGCCCGCCCTAACCCGGCGGGCTTTTTCGTTCCCGGTGACAACCTTTGCCCGCCTTCGTGCGGGCTTTTTTGTTTCTGGCTTCCGCTAAAACTCGCTTATGGATACGACTATGAACTCCGACTTAATGAGCCAGGAGCTTTTCGCGCGCCTGGTGCGCATTGAGGAGAAGCTCGATCGCGTGGTGCGACTCGAAGAGCGGCAGGACAGAAACGAAAGAGACATCGCCCACGTTGAGGATCGCTTAGACACGGTCGAGGGTGCGATGGCCACGCTGAAAACCGAGGTCGAAAAACTGAGCTCAACGTCCGGGCATCGATGGGGCACGTTCTCGAAAGTGTTTTTCGGCGTTCTGGCGTTCTTCGGACTGGTGGCCGGGCCAGTGCTGGTAGAGATCATTCTTAGCAAAGTGGGTATCCAGTCATGAGCATCGACACACTCAAGCGCCAGTTGATCGCGGAAGTGATCGACCGCGAGGGCGGCTACGTCAACCATCCAGCGGATCGAGGCGGGCCTACGAATTGGGGAATCACGATCGCAGTGGCTCGCCGCCACGGTTACACCGGCGACATGCGCGCCCTCTCTCGCCAGCAAGCGGCGGCGATCTACGCCGCTGACTACTGGCATTCGTTGCAGCTCGATGAGATCGCCGCGTTCAGCACCGACCTTGCGTTGGTGCTGTTCGATTTTGGGGTGAACAGCGGGCCGGGCCGCGCGGCTGAATACCTGCAGCGTCAGTTGAACGTGCTGAATAATCGTGGCCGTTTTTACGCGGATATTGCGGTGGATGGTTCGGTCGGTGGCGAGACGCTGAAAGCATTGGTCGGGTTTGTTGCTGCTCGCGGTAACGGTGGCCTTGAGGTGTTGGCTCACACGATCAATGCCGAGCGCATCGTGTTTTGCCGTGGATTGGCAGAGCGCAGCGAAAGCCAGGAGGCGTTTACGTATGGCTGGTTCAGACGTGTGGTCGAGCTGCTCTCTAACGTGTTGCAACAACAGCCGGTGCCTAGCCATTGGCTCAATGAAATCGCGGCAGTGCCGCGCGGGGGTGTTTTGTGAGTGTTATCGCTATCGCGTCAGGGCTAGCAAGTGCGGTGGGATTAGGAAAAAAGATTGGCGAGCTGCTCGACGCAAAAACGGCGCTGAGGTAGCCGACCGCGTGGTCGACATGGCGAAGCTGATCACCGGCGCGCCTAGCGGCGAGCATGCGCTCGAAACGTTGAACGCTGATCCAGAGGCACGTCTGCGCTTTGAAGAGGCACTGGTTGATAGCGAGGTGAAGCTGCAGCGCATCGCTCACCTGGATCGTGTCGATGCTCGTGCCATGCAGGTGGCCACGCTTCAGGCTAATCGCGGCTGGCTGGCTAGCAACTTCCTCTACTTGATGACGACGATCCTGCTGCTGTTTGCCTTTGGCTTTGCCGCCGCCGTTACGTTCATCCCGCTGTCGACCACTGGTGAGCGCTACGCTGACTTGATCATGACCGGCTTAGTCGCTGGCTTGGTCGGTGGTGTTGTCCGCTTCTTCTATGGTGGTGGCAAGCCTCAGCAACCGGCTGAGCTAGGTGGGAAAAACCTGCGGGATTTGGGCGATTATAGCAAATGAGAACGCCTATCATCTTTTAGGTACTCCCTCGCCACACGCCCTTCACGGGTGAGAAACTCGCGGGATTCGCGCGTTTTTTGGTGAATTTTTCGAGTCCTTACTTCCGTTTTAGAAGGGACTAGCCGGGGTGGCGTCAACGCCCCGGCAGCCCATCAACCATGCACATTTGAACAAGAGTACAAATGTACAAATGCCCTTTCGTGAGAAAGGACGTTTCTACATTTGCACGTCATCACGGCCGCGCGCCTTAGTCCTTTCTGCCGGAGCTGCTCATGGGCGAGATCGTCAGCAAAAAGATGTTCGCCAAAATGGTTGGCAAGTCAGAGCGCTGGATAGGCAAGTGGGTCGATGAAGGAATGCCCACGGCAGGCGGCGGTGGTAAAGGCCGCGTGCTGGAGATCGACACCGAAGACGCGATCGACTGGCTGATACGCCGTGAGGTGCGCCGCCAGTACGGTGACGATGACGACGAAACAGAAGACGGCGTCGGCTCTGCGAGTGCCGAGGATCGGCTGCTGAAAAAAGCGCGGCGGGAAAAGCTGCAGATTGATATCGATTTGGCGCGCCGCCGACTAGTGCCGCTGGACGCGGTCGGGAGGATCCTGCAGGGGGTGGGCGCTGTGTTCGCTACCCAGCTCGACTCCCTATCGAGTCGGCTTGCATCAGATTTGGCGGTGATTGATGACCCAGCAAAAGTGCGAGAGCGGATCCACGCCGAGACCCGCCGCATCCGTGGGTCTACTGCCGAACGACTTAACGATGCAGCATCGGCAATCGTTGCTGAGCTTGACGCGCTTGATTCGATTGACGGCGACGATGGTGGAGGCACCGCCGCCGAGGACGAGTGACGAGTGGGCACGCGACAAGCGCATCATGCCACCGGCCGCGCCGGTGCCTGGGCCGTTTAACCCTGACAGCAACCCGTACATGAAGCCGGTGGCGTGGGCATTCGCCCAGCCGCAGTTTCGCCGCGTGACGTTCGTCATGGGCACGCAGATGGGCAAGTCAGTGACTATGGAGAACGTGGTCGGGCATCGCATCGATGAAGATCCGACCCCGGTGCTGTACGTCACGCCGACAAAGCCGCTGATCACTAGCACGGTCGAGCCGAAGTTCATGGACATGTTCCGCGAGTGCGCAGCGCTCTGGCGGAAGTACGACAAACGCCGGTCATCGATATACACCAAGTGGATCGGTGGCACTAAATTTCGTTTCGCCTGGGCAGGCTCGCCGACTGAGCTCGCCGCCGACTCGGCCGGTTTGATCTTGGTCGACGAGGTGGACCGGATCGTCAATACCGGCGAAGGCGACACTACCGAGATCATCGAAGCGCGTGGCGATGCGTATGTCGACTCAAAAGTTGGCTATACCGCAACGCCGTTGCGTGGCCGGGTAACGAAGCGCAAGCATCCAGTTACTGGCTTAGAGCATTGGCAAGTCGGCAAAAGGGGCGCGGTCACATCGAAAGTGTGGCGGCTCTGGCAGTCGGGCACGCGCCACGAGTGGGCGATCCCATGCCCCAACTGCCTCGACTACTTCATCCCGCACATGGATCTGCTGTGGTGGCCTGGCCAGGGAAGCAAAGAGGAGTGCACGCCGGACGTCGCAGAGCGCGAGGCGCGCTTGATTTGCTACTGCTGCGGCGAGGGGATCGAGGACAAGTACCGGCCCTGGATGAATGCGCGCGGCGTTGCCGTTGCCCCTGGTCAATCAGTCACTAAAGCGCGCCGCCAGGGCGACCAAGTGTTCTCTGGCGAGGTGACCGGCACGGCAGAGACCGAAGGGTCGAGCCACTACTCGCTATGGGTATCCGGCCTGGTCAGCTTCGCGGCTAAAAAGTCCTACGGCTTTCTTGCTAAGAAGCTGCTGGAAGCGCAGCGATCGGGCGACCCCGCCACGCTCCAGGGCGTGACTAACACCGGCTTTGGTCAGTTATTCGCCGAAGTCGGCGACGTGCCCACTTGGGAGGAGATTCGCTCTATGCGTTGGGCCTACGCCAGCGGCGAGCTCATTCTCCCTGAGCCGCGCCAGATCTTCATGACCATCGACGTGCAGAAAACGCGCCTCGAATACGTGGTTCGCGCTTGGTTTACCGGCATGGGGTCGCAGCTCCTCGAGGAGGGCGAGCTATGGGGCAACACCGACGAGGATGCGGTATGGGAAGATCTCGCCGAGCAGATGGATCAGGAGTACGGCGGTCATCCGATCAATGAAACCGGCATCGACATTGGCTACCGCGACGACCAGGTCTACAAGTTCATCAACGCGCACAAGGCCGAGCGATCGCGCTGCGTGGCCGTGACCGCCTCGATAAGCCGTTCAAGAAAGAGCTGGTCGAGGTCAACAAGCAAGGCAAGGTGCGCAAGCGCGGCGATGCCCGCTGGGCGTTCGATTCGCCGCTGGCCAAACGGTGGGTGCATAGCCGCATCAGCCGCGCGCAAAGCGGTGAAGCTGATCGTTACCCCGGCTGGTGGTTGCTCCCCACGGACGTTACCGACGACTACTGCAAACAGATCGTCGGTGAAGAGTGGAGCGAGGAAACCGGCACGTATAAGAAGGTTGGCGAGAACCACAAGCTCGACTGCGAAGCGATGCAATACATCATGGCGCTACGCGCGAAACTGCACAGACGCAAGCGAGGCGCACTCACGTTGGGCGATCTGAAACGCTTAGCGAAAGGCGACAGCGGTGAGCCAGTCGATGATACCGACACACCAGCCGAGCCAGCCGCAGAGGCGGTCTCTACCCCTGACGAAAGCACGCCACCAGCACCGCCCAAAAAGCGCGGTCGCTTCAAAGTGATTAAGAAACGGCGGTAACTCATGGAACCGAAAAAACTACACGCGGGCGATTCCGTCGCCTGGGGCCGTGCTGTGCCTGAGTATCCGGCCAGCGACGGCTGGGCGCTGCGTTATGTGCTGCATGGCCCGCAGGTGATCGAGATCGAGGCGTTCGACGACCACGGCGTTTATCGCGTTGAGATCGAGGCATCAAGCACTGAGCAGTGGTCGCCTGGGCAGTATCGCTGGGCCGCGTTCGTGGTGGGGCCAAACGATCAGCGCTACACGATCGACACCGGCAACATCGTCATCGCGCCCAACTGGTTGCTAGCCGAGCCGGGCGACGTTCGCAGCCATGCCCAGCGCATGCTGGATCTGATCGAAGCAGCGCTGGAGAAGCGCATACCGAAAGATCAGCAAAGCTACGAGATCGATGGCCAGCGCCTTGACCGTATCCCCATTGAGAGGCTCCAGGAGCTACGGCGCGCGTACCGCCGCGAGCTCAATCGCGAGCGCAGCGGTTCCCCGTTTGGTCGCTTAATTCAAGCAAGGATGTAACCCATGGGCCTACTCAAGCGAGCAGCTCGCGCGTGGAAGCTCGCTGGGCAGGCCGATTCGCCGCCTGCACAGCCAGCTCGAAAAGAGCCCACGCTCACGCGCAGCTTCAAAATGGCGCGGCAGACTCGGCTCAATAATTCCTGGACCGGGCGCAGTAACGCGGGCGACGCCGACCACGTCATTTACAAAGACCATGAAACGCTTCGCCAGCGTGCCCGCGAGCAGTCGATCAACTCCGGCTATGCCAAGCGGTTTTATCGCCTGCTGCGCCAGAACGTGATCGGGCCGCATGGCATCACGATGCGTTCAAAGGCACTGAAAGCGGACGGCTACGCCGACGACGAGATGCGCCGGGTGATCGAGCAGGAGTTCAAAAAGTGGTCGAAGCGCGGTAACTGCGATGTCACTGGGCGCTATAGCTTCGTGACCTTCATGTGGCTATGGATCGACACGCTCGCCCGCGACGGTGAGGTCATGGTGCGCATCCTGCGTAACTGGCCCAACCGTTGGGGATTTGCGCTGCAGATCATCGAATCGGATTTGCTCGATACCACGCTGAATACCTGGCTGAGCAACGGCAACCGGGTGCGCATGGGTGTCGAGATCGACGAGTGGGAAAAGCCGATCGCCTACTGGCTCAAGCGTTCACACCCCGGCGACAACTTCGAGCGCCCCGCAGAGCAAGAGTATCAGCGGATCCCCGCCGACGAGCTGCGTCTGACGTTCGACCCTTGGCGTCCACACCAGTCGCGCGGGTTCACCTGGACGCATGCCGGTGCCAACGACCTGCACCACGTCGAAGAGTACGCCGGTGCCGAGCTGATCGCGGCCGAGCAGGGCGCGAAGATGACCGGCTTCTATGAGCAGGATGCCGAGTGGGTCGACCCGCCGGGCGATGAAGACAGCGACGACGCCGATCAGGGCGTGATCATTGAAGAGATCGAGGCGGGCAGTGCCCGCCTTTTGCCCTATGGCGTGACGTTCAAGCCCTACGACAACAAGCACCCCTCGACCAACTTCGCGCCGTTCACCAAAGCGGCGGTGCGCCGTATTGCCGGAGCCTTCGGGCCTTCCTACAACCGCCTTGCCCATGACCTCGAAGGCGTCAGCTTTTCGAGCCTGCGCAGCGGCGAGATTGATGAGCGCGACTTTTATAAGTGCATCCAGCAGTTCGCGATCAGTGAGCTGTTGGAGTGGGTCGGCGAAGTGTGGATGGAGTGCTCGATGCTCAAGGGCGTGCTGAAAATCCCGCCGCGTGCCTGGGATCGTCTCGCGCCGATTGAGTGGCTGCCGCGCGGTTGGGATTGGGTCGATCCGAAGAAAGACAGCGACGCCGCGAAGACCGGTATCGAGACGCTGACCGACTCAGTCTCGGACATCATGCGCCGCAAAGGTCGCGACCCGGATGACGTTTACAACCAGATCAGCGAGGACATTCGCCGGTTCGAGCGTCTCGGTCTGCCCAACCCTTATGCCAAAGCCCTCCAGGCTAACGGAGTAACCCATGTCGAACCCGACGAAGAAGACGACGACGAGCCAAACGCCACCGGCACCGATTGACCCCTCAACGCTGCCGGTGCTGCGCCAGATCGAAGGCCAGCCGGTCGTGCGGTCGCTGAGCGTCGAGCGCGAAACGATCGACGAGGAAAACCGCACGGTCGAGATGTCGGCCACCAGCGAGTACCCGGTACAGCGCTGGTTCGGCATGGAGGTGCTGGATCACAGCCAGGGCGCGATTGACTGGTCGCGGATGCGTTCCGGCGCACCGCTGCTGGCCCAGCACGACCGCTGGTCGACGAAAGGGCAGATCGGTGTCGTCGAGGAAGCCTGGCTGGACGATGACCGCCGCATGCGCGTGCGTGTGCGGTTCTCCAAAGGCAAAGAGGCCGAAGAGATTTGGCGCGATGTAGTGGATGGCATCCGGCGCAACGTGTCGTGCGGATACCTACCGCAAGAAATGGTGCTCGAAAAACGCGAAGGCGATTTGGAGCACTTCCGAGTAACCCGCTGGCAGCCGTTTGAAATTTCCATCGTTTCGGTTGCCGCCGACCCCACGGTCGGCATCGGTCGTTCAACCGACCAGACCACCAGCACTATCACCATTCGAGGATCGGAAATGCCGAAGCCGAACGAAAGCACCACTACAACCACGACAACCCAGCCCAGCGGCAACGATGGCGGCGAGCATCAAGAGCCGACCACGCGCACATTTGCTGAGCCGAGAGACGAAGCGTTGGCAAAAGAGCGTCAGCGTAGCGCGGACATCCTCGCCTTGGGCGAGCGCTTCCAGCAGCGTGATCTGGCAATGCAGGCAGTCACCCAGGGCCATTCAGTCAATAGCTTTCGCGCCCAGCTCTTGGAGCGCCAAGCGCCGCAGCCTATCGACACGAATCCTGGCGATAACCAGCGCGACCTACCGCAGTTCAACCACCAGAAGGGTGGCCAGAACGTAGAAAAGCTGGGCATTACCGAACGCGATATGAGCCGGTACAGCCTGTTGCGTGCCATCAATGCCATGGCGACCGGCGACTATAAAGACGCGGGCTTCGAGCGTGAGGTATCAAACGCCATCGCGGACGCGTCCGGCACCGAGGCGCGCGGCCTCTTTATGCCGCACGAAGCGCTGTTTGGCGGCATGTTACGCCAGCAGGAGAAGAAAACCCCCAGCAAGGGCGGCATCTTGGTCGATACCGATATGCGCACCGATATGTACACCGAGATCCTGAAAAATCGCACGGTGCTGGGTGCTTTGGGTGCAACGGTATTGAGCGGTCTGCAGGGCGATGTAGACATTCCCAAGCAACTCAGCGAAGGGAATTTCTACTGGCTGGATGAGGACGGCGAAGCGCCTCAAAGCGATATCGATTTCGGCACCATTGGTCTGTCGCCGAAGACCATCTCCGGCGCGATCGCGATCACTCGCCGCCTGCGCAAACAGGCCAGCATGTCGATCGAGAACCTCGTGCGCAATGAGCTGCTTAGCGGTGTCGCGGTAACGACCGATAAGGGCTATCTGTACGGCACCGGTGAAAACAACCAGCCGCTAGGTCTGATGTATCAAACGGGCATTCCGGGTCTCACTTATGACGACAAGTTTGGCTGGGATCATGCTGTTGATATGGAAACCCAAGTTGGCCAGGCCAATGTCAGCGCTAACGGTATGGGCTATCTGACCAGCGTTGGCCAGCGCGGTGCAGGCAAGAAAACCTTTGTGGCAGCGGGTACCGGCGAGCGGCTCTGGCATAACAACGAGGTCAACGGATATCGCGCCATGGCATCGAACCAGGTGAACGCAGACACCTGGGTTTTCGGCGATTGGGCGCAAGTGTTAATTGCGCTATGGGGCGTGGTGGATCTCAAGGTCGACCAGGCCACGAAGGCGGCAAGCGACGGCTTGATCCTGCGAGTTTTCCAGGATGTGGACGTTAACGCCCGCCGCAAAGAGGCGTTCAGCATTGCCCGCAAAGCGGTAGCGGCGCCCTAATCATTAACTAGCGGGCAGGTTTGGGGGCGAAAGCCCCTTTTTTACGCAACAAGGAAACGATATGGCGACTGCAAAACCCTCCTCTCGTGTTGCCGTTGTGTCTCTGGGTGGGCACTGGCAATACGGTGAGTTTGTGAAGAAAGACGCGCTGACGCACATGGCCAAGCGCGAAGCGAAGGAAGCGATCGCTGCCAAGGTGGTGCGCGAAGCCACCGAGGAAGAGATCAAAAAAGCGGCAGGCACAGCAGCAAAAGGTAAAGCGGCCGCTGCAGGCGACGAGTAATGATCGGCGATGACGATTGGGAATCGTTTTTCGATCCGGGCGAGTTCGGTTGCGAGCTGCAAATGGTGCTGGGCGGTGACGTGCGGGAAGTGCCGGGCATGCTGGGCGCGCCGCGCTCGCCTGATCAGCTACGCACCGGCAATCGTAACCAGGGCGGCGTGCGGGCGAAGCCGGGCGAGACGATTTGCCAAGTGCCGCGCAGTGAGCTGCCAGAGGATTGGCCGCAACGCCAGGTGCATCTCGACGGCAAGATTTACACCGCCGTCGAGGTGCTGCCGGTGGGCCGGATCCGGGTGGCGTTGGTGTTAGTGCCGTATAGCGAACGGGAGAAGCAGCATGCTGGGTGGCTTCGAGGTTAGCTTGCGTCTCAATGACGCGCAGAACCGCATGCCGGAGCTGATCAACGCGACCAAAAAGCAGCTTGATACGGCCGTTAACCGCGCTGCGGGGCGCTGGTCAATGGCTGCGTACTCATTCAGTACGTGAGCTGGGCCGCGAGCTGGGTATCGTTCAGAGGCCGCTGCGGCAGCGCTTCCGCATGTATTCCCGCATTGCCGATGGCGAGGTGAAGGTCTGGGTGGGCCTGACGCCGTTGAGCGTGCACTACCTGGGCGATCCCAGGCAAACGGTGACCGGCGTTCGCGTGGGTCGCAAAAATTACGACGGTGCATTCGTTAACCCGATGCGCAGTCGGCAAGTGATGGTGTGGCGTCGAAAGGGCCGCGAGCGCTTGCCCATTGAACGCGTAACCGAAGAGATTGCCGAGCTGGGCGAGGCTGTGGTGCGCCGCTGGGAGCGCCGCGTGGAGGCGCGATTTATCGAACTGTTTGAGCAAGAGGCGCGTTATGTCCTATCGAGCACTTGAGCAGCCCAGCGACCTTTTCGACGCGATACGCGACACGCTGCTCGACCGGGTCCAGGCGATCCGGGTCGGCAATTATGACGAGTTCGGCAGTGCAGTTGTCGGCGGCGACGGTATCAACGGCGAGGTGCTGATCGAGTTTGAGCGCGCCACGCCAACCGACCGATGGCCGGATGGCCGTTACGGCTACGACTACGCGATTACCCTCCACTGCGTGGTGGTAGGCACAGCCACCGCGCGGCGCTGGAGGCCGTGAACCTTTCGGCAGCGGTGCAGCGGGTAGCTACGGATGCGCTGTGGGGGCTGCCGTTCGATCAGATCAAACGCCCGGAGCAGCTACGCGCCGAGCCGAGCTTTTTCAAAGACGGCTCAGACGGCTATGACGCGTGGGGCGTGAGCTTTAGCCAGCGTATTGGCTTGGGGCCGTCGCTCGCTGAAGAAGATCCAATTGTTAGCGGCACGCCTGGCATTGCCTGGCTTTCCCGCAATCCTGAGCTCGACCCCAACGATGAGGCGAGTTACCAACCGTTATAGGGTGCTTATGAGAGACGTGATCGACTTGATTGTCCGTGAAGCTCTCGCGCCCTACATCGACCGCATTGCCCAGCTAGAAAACGAGGTCAACGACCTGCACCGGCGCGCCCGCAATCAGGGCAGGCGGGGCGTGGTGGTGGCTGTCGACTACGGCAAGGGGCTGTGCAAAGTGAAGCACGGCGGCAACACCACGCCGTGGATCCGCTGGGCGAGCGCCTCGGCGGGTGAAGTCAGCGAGTGGCGACCTCCGTCAGTCGGCGAGGGCTGCGAGCTGATCAACCACGGCGGCGGTAACGATAGCGGCCAGAGCATCGCGGTGCCGGGCATCCCCACGGCGGCGTACCCGCCTGCAGGTAGCAGCGGCACTCAGCACCGGCTGACCTACAAAGACGGCACTAGCTGGCAGTACGACTTCGCTGCACATCGGTACGAATGGACGAACGGACAAACGTCCATCGTTCACGACCGCGAGGCCATCGTGTTCATGCGCGGCGGTAACGGGATCCGCATCGATGAGAGCGGCGTTCACGTGATTGGCAGTGGTCTGGATCACAACGGTAAGAACGTGGGCGAAGACCACAAACATGACGGCATCCAGCCAGGGCCAGCGCAGACAGGTGAACCCGTATGATCGGCATGGACAGAGAAACCGGCCGCACGATAGAAGCGTGGCCACAACTGGTATCGCGTATCACCCAAGTGATGACGACGCCCATCGGCGGCCGCGAACACCGCCGCCGTTTCGGTTGCCGGGTGCCGGAGCTGCTGGGCCGCTTGAACAGCGATGACGTGCTGATCCTCGCGCAGAGCCGCGCGATTGCCGCGTTTTACGAGCCGATCAATAACATCGGCGACTTTAAACCCACGCGCTGCGTTGCCAGCCGCCACGCCACTGGCCTACGCCTGGCGTTCGACGGCACCTGGCAGCGGCAGCGCGTGCAATTCGAGGTGGGCGTCTAATGCTGATACCCGGACAAAACCGCCTCGCCGACCCGGCGATCGTCGAGGTGCCGCCGTTCGAGCAGATGCTCGCGACGTTCAAAGCGGTAACGATTGCCCACGTGGCGGAAAGCGACCCGGCACTTTCGGAAAGGATCCGGGCGACTTTGGAAAGCGAGTCGGAGGTTTTCACCAAGTTGGTCGAGGTGGCCACGGTGATGCTGCAGACCGAGCGCCGCCACCGCAATGAGCAGATCAAGCAAATGCTGGCGTGGTGGGCCGAGGGCAGCAACCTGGATGCCAAGGTGGCCGACCTGGGCCTGCAGCGACAGACGATCACCGAAGGCGACCCATCGGCGTTTCCCCCGGTACCGGCGGTGAAGGAAGACGACGAAAGCCTGCGGCTGCGCTACTTCCTCGCGCCGTACAGTTTCAGCGTTGCCGGGCCACGCCTGGCGTATCAGTTCCACGCGATGACGCTGAGCGCCCGGCCACAAATCAGCGTGGCCACGCCAGAAGAGGGGGTGGTCACGGTCACGTACCGGCTACCCAGCGGCACGCTGGCTGGCAAAGTGAAAGATGCGGTGGGTAAACGCACCGCGCCCGGCAAAGTGCGGGTCGCGTTACTCTCCCGCGAGGGTAACGGCACGCCAAGCGCTGAGCTGCTCGATGAGGCGCGCGCGCACTTCGCCCGCAATGACGTTGCCCCGGCCACGGATGAAGTAACCGTAACCGCTGCGGATATCGTCAACTGGCAGTGCCGCGCGGTGATCTACATCAACCGTGGGCCGGATCCCAGCGTGGTGCATCAGCAGGCGATTAAAAACGTGCAGCGCTACGCTGATGAGCAGCACCGCATCGAGGGCTTTATCGAGCGCAGTGCGCTGGGTACCGAGCTGCACAACGCCGGAGCCGTGCGCATCGAGCTAGCAATGCCAGCCGAGAGCCTCGCCGCTGCTGACTTCACCGCGCCGTACTGCACCGGCATCGAGATCGAGGTGCTCCAGTTATGAGCCAGTACTCGCTGCTGCCGGAGAACGCCAGCCGCCTGGAGCGCGCGTTCGAGCGTGCGTTTGCCGGGATGCTGGAGGGCATTGAAGCGCCGTTCCCGGAGCTGCTCGATCCGCAGCGCACACCGCCCGCCATGCTGCCGTATTTGGCACAGGATCGCGGCGTTGCTGAGTGGGATGGGGACGCCTCGACCGAGCTTTTGCGCCGCACCGTGGCGAACGTGTGGCCGATCCGGCGCTTGGCGGGCACCCGCCACGCCTGGTGCTGGCCGTGGATGAGCTGGACTACGACGCGGAGGTCGTCGCGTGGTACGACGCGAACGCCGAGTTCGCGGATCCGTACCACCTGGAGGTGATCGCCTGGAAGCGCGGCAATGCGCCGATTGATCAGGCCATTACTGAGCAAATGCTCCGAAACCTGAGCTATGCGAAGAGCGAGCGTGACGAACTAACGTTGACGCTGGCACTCGGTGCCGAAAGCGCCTTCGGGCTGAGCGGTGCGGCTGATCCCTCGGTAATGGCACGCGATGATTCGCCAGACGGCCGCATCCTTGCCAGCCCTACGGTGACCGCCACGCTTTGCCCGGTGGCGGTTGCTGAGTCTGCCAGCACTACGTTTGATGCCAATCCGGCATCAAGAATTACTGCCAGCCCTACGGCGGCCGCCACGCTTAGTGTCGCGGGTGCTGCCGCGTGGCTGGTGTTCACCGATCATGAGGGCTAACGCATGAGCATCTTGCGATACACAAATGCTGGTCTGGCTGAGCTGATATCGGCAAAAAACGAAGGGTTAAAAGGCGCGATTACCCATGTCGCGGCGGGCACTGAAAAGTACACCCCCTCTCACTCACAAACACGCCTACGCAATGAGCGTGATCGAGTTCTGGTTGCCGACTATGAGGATATTGGTCCGACTCAAATTCGGCTAGCGGCGCGATTTGATAGCGACAAAGAGTACGAGGTTGGCGAAGTTGGTTTTTACCTAGCCAGCGGCACGCTGCTGGCTGTGTTTTCCGCACCGAATACCACGCTGACGTATAAGAGCCAGTACTCGCACTGGCTGCAGCGCTTCACGCTGGATTTGACGCCGCTGCCCAGCGAGAGCGTGACGGTCAACGTGGGCGTGCCCAACGTCAACCTGCTCATGGCCAGAGAGCTAGCCACGGTGGGCGCGGCCACGATTAGCAACATGGCACGCCAGACCGACCTGCTGTTTCGCGTGATGGAGCTGGAAAAACAGCGCTAGGAGAGACGATGGCCACTGCACCCACGCTTGCCCTGATCGAGGGCACCACGCTGGCGTTTTCTACCGAGTGGGCAACGGACGACGAGGCGCGCACGCCGATTGATATGACCGGCTGCACGGCGCGCTTTGTGATTGTGCCGGAGGATTCCCGCCGCGCCCTGGTGGAATGCACCACGCAAAACGGCGGCATCGAGATCGACGTGGCCACCGGCACGATCAGCATCCGCGTCGCGCCTGAGCAGACCGCCGAGCAGATCTCGGACGCCTGGAAAAACGCCCGCTATGAGCTGCGCATCACGTTCCCCAGTGGCGACGTTTACAGCCTGCTGCGGGGCAAGGCCACGCTAACGCCTGGTGTTGCCAATGAGTAGCCAGCGAGTGGTGGTCACGGTGCCGGTTGAGCGGATCGTCACCGTGCGCCTGGGCGATACGGTGGTGGAGGTTCGACAGCCAGCCGCGCCCCGCCTGCAGGTGCTGACGTTTGGTTACCAGGGCCGGTGGGCACGGTTGCAGAAAACGTGCTCGCCCGCGCTGCGGCAGCAGAAACGACGGCTAATGAAGCGATGGCCCTCGCCGAAGACACCGCCACCGACCTGGCGTCGCTGACCGCCCAACTGCGGGACGCCTTCACCTACCACACGGGCGTGATCTCGGCCCAGGAGTAACCGATGGCACTGACCAACCCCATCACCGCGTTGATCGACGCGGTGAACAACTTCATGGGGGTCGTCGACGGCAAGCTGCGCAACAAGGCCAACAGCGCTGACGTCTACCCGCGCAGCTACCTCGACAACTCCCTTAACACGCTGGGCGCCAATGCGGCGACCGCCTCCAAGCTGCAGACCGCCCGGGCCGTCACCCTGAGCGGCGACGCCGAGGCCTCCGGCACGTTCGACGGCAGCGCCGCGCTGGCGTTGCTGGTGTCGATCCCGGCACTGGCCGACAAGGCGGACAAGACGGCAACACTGACGCCAGCCGAGATCGATGCGCGCATCGAGGCGATCATCGGCACGGCACCGGAAGCCCTCGACACCCTGGTCGAGATCGCCGAGGCCCTGGGTAACGACCCCGACTTCGCCGCGACGATGACCACCGAGCTTGGCAAGAAGGCCAACAAGCTCGACGTCTACGACAAGACCACTGCCGACGGCCGCTTCCTGGCGATCGGCGCCCAGGCCGCCGATGCCGCGAAGCTCGGCGGGCAACTCCCCAGCCACTACGCCACCGCGCAGAGCGTCACCGACCTCGAAGCCGAGGTGGCCAGTGGATTCAACCAACTCGCGCAGGCGTTCAATGACGGCGCTGCGCTGATCAATGGCACTACCGGAGCATAACGCCCATGAGTCTCGAGCAGACGATTGCAGATCTCGTAGCCGCGTCGAACAACCTGACCGGCATTATTAATGGCAAGGTCGAAGAGATAGACCAGAAGGTGGATCAGGCAACTAGCTCTGTTCCACAGAAAGTTTCCAGCATGTCGTTTCAAACGTTTTTTATCGACGCTGTGAGCGGTGATGATAGTAACGATGGGACGTCAGTGTCACCCTTCAAGACGACAGCTCCTGTGGCAGACAAAATAATCCCCAGCTTTTCAACCAGGATAAACTTTAGAGGCGGGCAAACTCATAACCTTGTGGGCATGGGTTATAGCACCGTCGGGTATGTTGAAATCATGGGATGGGATCACGAAGCTTTGGGAAGGCCAACTCTAAAGCTGACAAGTCTTTCCCATCACGCTGAAACAGGGGAGGATACAATCTACTTTCTGAATCCTTCTGGCTGCAGCGTCTATTTCAACAAAGTCATTGTCGATCTGGATTGTGGAGAGTTAACACCAACTGGTCTCTCTGGGTTCTTTCGCAGGTCGGCTGGGGGCGTAGACATACTGGCTTCCGCTTGTGACTTCATTCTTGGGGACATTCCTCTTGCCCATGGGTATGCCGGGTGGTGTCGAGCCGACTTCAATATCAGGGAAGGGGTTGTGGACGCCACCAACGCATCGGCTAATAGCAAGATGCTGTTGGTAACGTCAGGGGAAGATTCAACGTCAAGGGTGGAGCTAAGGCAAATGACGTTTACCAACACGACTGCCGCAGCGCAGTTCTCAGCCAAAACAGACGGCAGCAACATTTTCTCGAATGTTGACATTAACGCTTATTGATATAGGGGCAATAAATGATTATTAGCGCTATCAAGGTCGCGGGGTCTATTCACTACGGAGTTGACACCAGCGATTCGTCTCTTCCGTTCGAAACGCTCCTATCTGGAGCGTCAATTCAGCTCGGCCGTGACATCGATACTGCAGCTGGAAAGGCCCGCGAAGCGTTCGTCTCCCCCGGCGATCTGGTCGAGCAGGAGTACCACCTGGCAAAGCAAGAGGCCCAGGCCTGGCTCGATGGCGGCAAGGACGAAACCGCCATCCCCTCCAGCGTCAGCGACCACATGGCCATGTTCGGCGTAGGCGCCGAGGCGGCGGCCACCGAGATCGTCGCGACCGCCGAGCAGTGGGAGCAGGCCCTGGCCACGATCCGTAGTGCCCGCCTGGGCGGCAAGGCGGCGGTGCGCCGCGCCGAGACGGTCGAGGCCGCCGAGCAGGCGGCGAAAGCCGCCATTGCCGAGCTGAACGCCATCCGGCCGCCGGAGGGCTCGCTGTGAACCGAACGCATATCGAGCACGCGCTGATTGCGATCCTGATCCAGTTCGCGCTTTACCCATTTATTGGCCTGTGGGCCGCCGGGGCGATTGCGGTCACGCTGTTTTTAGGCCGCGAGATCGCTCAGAACGAATACCGCTTGGCTAACAGTCGTGGCTGGCAATGGGGGCAAGTGCCGCCAGTGAAATGGCACGAAGGGGTGTGGCGAGCATGGACGCCTGACTCTGCGCTCGATGTGCTGTCGCCGCTGCTGGCCTGCTGGCTGATTGCCTGGCTTTCCCGTTACTGCCCGCTGCTCAGCTAGCCGCGCACTACCCGTTACACCTACCCGTTACACCTACCCGCCTAAAGGCGGTTTTTTTGTGCCTGGAGAAAGCCTCATGGCAAAGCAAAAACCACAACGCACCACTTACGAGGTGCTGGTTGCCTTCCCCTACCAGGGCGGCTGGACGACCAAAGGGCAGGAGGTTGATCTGCTGCCCGTTGAAGCGCGCGCGCTGCTGCGTGCCGAACGTATTCGCGCGAAAACTACCACTCAGGCGGTCGCTAAGCCCGCTGCCAAGCAAAAGGCGCAATGATGGCTGAGATTCCAAACTTTGAGCATAACGGCATCACGCTGGAGACGAATCGCCCGCCTGCACCCATGGGGCCGCTTGGCCCTAACGTGGTGGGCTGGTAGTCACTGCGCCGGATCGTGACCCCAGCGTGCCGTTAAACGTACCGTTCCGCATTGCCAACATGACCCAGGCGCAACTGCTGGACACCACCGGCGATGAGGGCGGCACCGGCTGGTATGCGGTGAGCGAGATCCTCAAGAAAGCCAGCGTGCCGGTTTACGTGGTGGTGGTGGAAGAGGGCGAGCTGCCGGAAGCGACCACGGGCAACGTGGTGGGCGGTGTGGATCCTGCGTCCGGCCAGCCGCTTGGCATCGCCGCCCTGGCGGGCTGCGCGGAAGTGCCGACGATCATCGGCGCGCCGGGTTACTCCGACGAGAAAGCGGTGTCAGATGCACTCGCCACGTTGGCTCGCCGTATCTACTGCCGTTTTGTGATCGATGCGCCTGATGTCCCGGTCAGCGAGATGATGGCGTTTAGTGAAACGCTGGGCGGCGAGGGTACCGGCTACCGCCGTTGCTACGTGGCCTATCAGATGTGCGAGATTTACTCCCGCGCGGCGCAGGGTAACGTGTTCGTTGCGCCCTCGGTGCATGCAATCGGCTGCTTGGCTGCGGTGCAGCCGTGGCAAAGCCCCGGCAACCAGGGTGTGTTGATCCAGGCGTCTCGCGTCATGTCGATTACAACATTCTCGACAAGTCGACCAATGGTGACGTGCTCAATCGCTACGGCATCAGCTACTACGCGCGCACCAGCCTGGGCGGTTTCTCGCTGATCGGCAACCGCACGGTGACCGGCGAGTTTGTCTCGCACGTGGGTCTGGAGGACGCCATCGGCCGCAAGATCGTCGGCGCGTCGCAGAAGGCCATGGCGCAGAACCTGACCAAGAGTTTTATGGAGCAGGAAGTGCGCAAGGTCGACGCGTTCATTCAGGATCAGGTGGCGGCAGAGATCATTCCCGGTGGCCGCGTGTACCTGCACCCCGACCTGAACACGGTCGAGCGCTACAAAAACGGTAGCTGGTACATCGTCATCGAGTACGGCCGCTATTCCCCCAATGAGCACATGATCTTCCACATCAACGCGGTGGATTCGATCGTGGAAGAGTTCCTGGAAGAGGTGCTTTAAAACATGGCAACTGAACGTAAAAGAATGATCCTCGGCGGCAGCCTGAACGGCTGGCCGCTGATGCACCAGCTTGAGGAGTTCACCCCGGTGAATATCCAGAAGGTGATGGAGACGGCCCAGGGCGGCCGCTTCGCCCCCGAGCGGATGTGGGTCGGCCTTGAGGAGCTCGAGTGCCAGATCGTGCTGATGGGCGCCGGACTCGAGCTAGTGATCGCCCAGGGCATCACCGCTGGCGATACCGTCGAGCTGGACGTGCGCGAGTCGCAGGAGGATCTCGAGGGGAATACGTTTGCCGTCTGGCATCAGGTGTCGGGCGAGGTGATCAACGTCGAGCGGACACCCTCGAAGATGCGCGAGAAGCCCCAGGTGACCCTGACGATCTCGCCGGTGCGTACCGTGATGCTGGAGAACGGAATCACCTGCCACAACATCAACCTGCGCACGCAGTACATCGACCTGGGCCATGGCGACATCATGGAGCGCCATCGCCGCAACATTTTGATGGCGTAACGCGCTGACCGCTGACCACACCGCGCCGTCCTGGTACCAGGGCGGCGCTTTTTTTTATGCCTGCACGAAGGATTGCCGAGATGTGGAAACCCGACCCCCTGCCGCTGCGTTGGCCGCTGACGCTGGACGATGGCCAGGTGCTTAAAGAGCTGCCCCTGCGCCCGATTCTGCACAAAGAGCATACGACGCTACTAGCCGAGCTAGACAACCAGAAAGCCGCACGCGCGGGCAACGGCGACGCGATGGACGATGCCGAGTATGACGAGCTCGCTTTTTTGGGGCTGGCCACGCTGACGACCGAGCAGCCGGAAAGCGTGATTTTGAAGATGAAGCGCCCGGACTTTAATGCGTTGGCCAAGCGGGTACAGAAGATGGTCTCGCTGACCAGCCACCACTTTATGACCGCCGAGCAGCAGCGCGCGTCGACGAAGGATAATCCGGTGCTGTTGGTGCCACTGAAAGCCAGCGATGGCGTGACGTATGAGCGGATCGAGCTGGAAGTGCCCGACCTGATGGCCAGCCGGATGATGCGCAAGATCAAGGATCGTCTGGAGCGCGCGGAGTTCATCACCGCCAAGTGTACGGGTCTGATCGCGCATGACCTTCATCAGCTCACCGTGCCGGACTGGAACACGCTCCAGCAGCGGGTGAACGATTTTTTGAACGAAACGGCGGACTCGTTTCCCTCAGCGACATCGACGCCCTCGGCGACGTGATCCCCCTGGTTTACCAGGTGGGCGAGCAAGACCTGCTGAGCTGGCCGGTCGATAAAGCGCTGCGGCGCTATGAGCTGGCGATCAAGCGCCTGAAGGCCGGGCACTAGGAGCATCTATGGCGAGCAAATACAGCGTGACGCTGGCAGCGGAGGACGGCTATAGCGCCGCGTTTCGCGGCTTCGCGGAAGCGGCCGAGGGCATGCAGGAGAGCATGCGTGGCCACCAGGCCGAGCTGCGCGAGCTCAACCGGCTCAGCAGGCAGATGGAAGGCTACCAGAGCCTGCAGGGGGATCTATCAGCGACGTCCGCCGCGCTGGAAGATGCCCGCGAAAAGCAGGCGCGGTTAGCGCGTGAGATGCGCAACTCGGAAGAGCCGAGCCGACGCCTGCAGAATGAGTACGACCGGACGACGGCCACGGTGGCCAGCCTGTCGGCTGAGCATCGCGCTCAGACAAACGAGCTGGACCGGCTGCAGGGCAGTCTGGAAGGCGCGGGGGTCGACCTCAACCGCTTTGCTGACGAGCAGCGGCGGATCGAGGACGCGACGCGCTCGACGAACGCGGTGCTGGAAGACCAGCGGGCACGGATGCAGGCCGTTAGCGATGCTCAGGCGCGGGTAACGGCGGCTGAGGGCCGCATCGAGGCGAACCGGCAGGAGCGCTCGCGGTTGCGCGGCGAGATCGTCGAGACGCTCGCCTTGGGTTACATCGCTAGCCGACCGATCAATAGCGCGATGAACCTAGAGTCGGCAATGACGAATCTAGGCAAGGTTTTTGATTTTCAGGAGGGTGAGCAGGACCGCTATGCCAGTGCTAATTTGCGCATGGCGACAGATCGAATGGTGGCAGCGGGCGGGTTGCGCGCGACCGACCTTGCGGATATCCAATATGCTGCCGGCCAGTCGGGTATTTTTGCTGGCATGTCGGCTGAAGAACGCTTCGATGGGGTAATGGACTTTACCCGGCAGGCGGCAATTATGTCCTCAGCGTTTGATATTAGCGCTGAGGAGGCGGGCCAGTCCTCAGTTGCTTGGCGTATGGGCATGGGCTTGGATGGCGATCAGGTAGCCAATCTCGCCGATGCCGTTAATACGGTGGGAAATGCCTTTGCCACCAATGCGGCTGACGTGGGCCAGATGGTTACTCGCCAAGGCGCATTAGCCGTTAATGCAGGTATGAGCCCTGAGCAAGCCGCTGCCCTTGCGGGCATCTTCCTAAATCCCGGCACTCAAGCGGAAGTGGCCGGAACGGGGATGAAAAATTTCCTGTTAACCCTGAACCAGGGCGGAGCCACCACAGCAAGACGCCGTGAGCAGTGGGAGGAGTTAGGGTTTAATCCGGAAGAGCTCGCGCGGCGTATGCAGGAAGACGCGCCAAGCGTTATCAAGGATGTGCTAACGGCGATTCGCGCTGCTCCGGCGGATGAGCGCACGGCGATTACCGAGACGTTGTTCGGCCGCGAGTCGATCTCAGCTATTTCCCCGCTACTTACCAACCTTGATGAGGTGGATCGGGGCTTTCAACTGGTTTCAGATCGTGCCCGTTACACCGGCTCGATGTTGCGTGAAGCGGAAACGGTCTCAGGAACCAGCCGTACGGGCTTAAACGTGTTTACTGCCCAGCTTGATCGTTTGGTCACTGAAATTGGTAACGGCATGTTGCCAGTGCTCAATGAGGTGCTGCCGCCATTGTCCGCAGTAGTTGGCTATATGGCCGATTTTGCGGGGAACAATGGAGCGCTAGTCGGCACTATGGCTGGTTTAGCTGGAGCGGCAATCGCTGTTAAGGGCGCTGTATTAGGCGTGCGCTACGCCGCTTTGCTGGTTGGTCAAGTTGGCAACCGAGGCGCGCTGATGCGTGCGCGGCTAGACCAACGGACGGCTCAAACGGCACTGATGGCCGATGGTGCGGTTGCACGGCTGAACGCCACGCTGGGCAGGCTGGGAGCGGTAGGCGGTGCCCCAGCAGCGGGAGGCCAGCGTGGAGGGCGTACCGGGTCCACTGGATCCGCCGGAGCAGGCGCGGCGGCAGGCGCTGCCGGGGCTGCTGGAGCCGCTGGAGCCGCAGGTGCTGCTAGCCGTGCAGCACCAGGCGTGCAAAACGGTTGGCGAGCGTGGGCAGCTAACGTGGGCAATAGCCGTACTGCACAAATAGCGGGCAAGGTTGCACTGCCAGTGGCATTAACCGCCGGTGCGATTGGCGTAGCTAATGCGGCTAGCGGTGAAGACAGCACGGCAGCAGAGGTCGGCAGCAATACTGGCGGTATTGTTGGTGGTCTTGGCGGCTTTTGGGGCGGCTCTGCGGCGGGTGCTGCGCTGGGTACGATGGTGTTTCCTGGTGTGGGTACCGCCGTGGGCGGTATGGCCGGGGGTATTGCGGGCAGCTTGGCGGGTACCGCTGCAGGATCCTGGGTGGGCGAGCGTCTCGGCGCTGGCTGGGAGTGGGCGTTCGGTGACGATGATAGCCCTGCTGCAGCACCTCGCCAGCAAGCTGCCGGATCCGGTAGCGGGATCCTGGGCGGCAGCGGGTCGTTTACCCAGCAGGTGAACCAGGCGCGCCTTGCGCCCCAGGCGGCTGAGCCGCCGCCGCTGTTGGCGTTGCCGGTGATGCCGAGTACCGGCGATTCTGCGCCGACCGATTCTGGCAGTGCGTCGCCGAGTGCCAGCGGCGGGGTCTTGGGTAGTAGCCAGGCGTTTACGAAAGAGGTACGCGAGGCCGCAACGCAGCACCGCGAAGCCCTCGACGCCCTGGATGAGCGCCTGGCCAACCCGCCCAGCCTGCTGGCTGCACCGAGCGAGGTGGCGGGCAGTATCACGCAGACCAACCAGACCGACTCCCGTGTTATTTCCCCCACGTTCGACATCAAGATCGAGGCCAGCGGCGACGCTGACCGCGACCGTGAGCTGCTTGATCGCTTGATGGAGCGATTGCGTAGCGAGCTGATGCCGATGCTGGGCGCGGGCACCTCCGGCCTCGATGTGCGCCTCGGCGCGTCGTTAACCGATAGGAGTGACTGATGCGGCAACAGATGGCGTTAGGCGAGGAGTTCGTGTTCTCGCTGGGTAGCGGCTTCCCTTACTCCAGCCTGCAGCGGCGCAGCGATGGGGGGTGGATCGAGATCGATATCACCTACGCGAAGCCCGGTAGCCAGAACACCGGGCAGGCGCTCGAGCAGATCCGGCTCTCGGGGACGGCGTTCTATGCGTCGGGCATGCAGCGGCTGGATGAGCTGCGGGCGATGCAGAGCGAGCGCCGACCGTATGTGCTGGTGGATGGCCTGGGTAACAACCTGGGCCGCTGGAAAATCATGTCGGTCGAGGAGCAGCAGACTCGCGTGATTGATGATGGCACGGCGATGAAGGTCGCGTGGGTGCTGCAGCTAGAGGAGTTTGTCGACGATGCCGCGAGCAGTGATGACGATAGCGGGGGATAGCGTAGGGCGCATCGCTTGGCGTGAGCTACGCCGGGACGATGACGCAACGATCGAAGCGGTCTGGGCGCTCAACCCAGGACTGGCGGCCTACGGGCCGCTTTTGCCGTCTGGCGTGCGGGTAACGCTGCCGGACATTAAACCGCGCGCCAACACGGCGCGCCGAGTGGTGACCGCATGGGATTAGGTTACACGCCGGTGGTGCGCATTACCGGCACGCACGCGGACATGATCAACGATCGCCGGTTGATCGATTGGGAGCACATCGACGCGGCGGGCATGGAGTCCGACCGGCTGCATTTGACGGTCGACACGCGCGGCGTGGAAGGGCTGCCCCGCGAAGGCGAGCGGCTGGGTATCGAGTACGGCTACGCCGAGGCCGAGGTGGTCAACAAGGGCGATTTTGTGATCTCTCGCGTGACGCCGCGCCTGTTCCCGGAGCAGATATTGATCGTGGCCACGGCCGCGCCGTTTCGCACGGCAGATGAAAGCGCGTTCCGGGAGCGCCGTTCGGCCAGCTTTGAGGGCACCACGCTGGGCGAGGTGTTTCGCACGCTGACCCGCCGTCATGGGTTTTCGCCGCGCGTGGCCCCGGAGCTGGAAGGGATCCCGATCGACCACGCCGACCAGGCCGACGAGACGGATATGTCGTTTATCACGCGCTTGGCCAGCGAGCATGACGCGGTGGCCAAGCCGGTGGGCGAGCGTTACGTGCTTGCCCGGCGTGGGCAGGTGAAGTCGATCAGCGGGCAGGAGCTGCCGATTGTCACGCTCTCGGTACCGCCGAACAACCAGCCGGGCGAGATGGGCTTTACCAACGCGACCATGGAGCGCAACGCGCGGGTGCGCTTTAGTGGCGTTCGTGCGGCTTGGCTGAACGGTGAAGAGGGCGTGGAAGCGACCGTGGAAGCAGGCGGCGAGCCGTTCAAGCGGCTGCGCCAGAGCTACACGACGGAGGATGAGGCACGCCGCGCGGCAGAGGGCGAGCAGCGCAAGCTGAAGCGCGAACAGGAGAAGCTGCGGGTGGAGTGCCCCGGCAATCCGGCCTTGGCCGCTGAGGGCAGGATCCTGCTCGATGAGACGTGGCCATCGTACATGCGTGGCGAATGGTCGTTGGACAGGGTGACGGCGCGCGGATCTCGGCGATACGGCTATCGCAGCGTATTAGAAGCAACGTGGCCACAAGGCCGCGAGGAGCAATAAAAAGAGACCCCACTGCCTCGCGGCAGTGGGGCTTTTCTTGCGTTTTACTTGCGGCGGTTGTCGATATACATCGCGACGTTCACGGCAAGAGTTAGCAGACCGATTACGATTAAAGTTGCTTCGATAACCATTGTCTGACCCCCTTTATGTAGCGGGGCGAGTCTCAGCGATCCGTTACTGGCCTACCGGGGCTGACAGTTTCCGATCTGGCCGCAATGGCGACTACCCCTCGTTGCTGAACTGCCCCCTTTCGCCAGTCGGGTACCAAACCGAGAGGGGCAGGGCGTTCGTAGGAGCTTATTAAGGCTCTCTAATCGTAATTCTGAAAATAGCCGAGGGGCGTCTTCAGTCGGTCACTGCTGATAGGTTATTCGTTTTTCTTCGATTTATAAACTCTCTTTTGCTGTTCAGCCGTTCAGTTATTCAACGAATGGTTGAATATGAACCATATTGGCGCTATTTTAATATCAGTTTCCGATCTGGCCGTAAGGCTACTACCTTCCTAAGCGCCACCAACGTTTAGGAGCAAAAGCCGCCCTACCAAGGCGGCTTTTTTGCGTTTGTACTTTTTGTACCTTTGTACTTTTATAGCAAGGCGTCGCTGCTTTTGCTTCTATAGTGGTCTTTTGCGCGTGCGCGTCGTGCGTCGTTCATGAGAAGCCCCACGGCGGTGGGGCTTTGCGTTTAGTTGAGCTCTTCCCAGGGTACGCTGGGAATGCTGTTAAGGCCGTACGCATTATTCTCTTCAAGCGAGGCGCGATGAACGCGTGGCACCTGTGATTTCACATCGTTAGGCAACTGGGTATAACGATCAACGACTCTCATGCCGCTGCCGTTCCTCGATATCCAGACTGGGCCTTGCTCATCCTCTTGCAGCACCCATACTGATCCCATGTTTTTATCTTCGCTATCTGGATAACGGCACGTCATCCAGGTGCGGTCGTAGAGGCTCTCGGTTTTGGTGCATTCCATTCGGTGCATCTCCACCTTGGCGTGCAGCAGCTCCATATCGTTTTCTTCGCCGCGAAACTTGTCCTGGTAGAAGCCCCACGCGCCGCCAATGGCCAACACGGCCAGAAATATTTTCGTTGATGTCTTCATTACTGCTCCCTTGCTTGCTGATTTTTATATCAGCCTATCATTATTCATTAATTTGGCTTTGTGGGCAGCGCCACGGCACTGGGCTCAAAATTGCGCCCGTTGATTGCTGCCTAGCCAGGCCGCCGCGGCGGCGGAGCTTTACGTTTAGTTGAGCTCTTCCCAGGGCACGCTGGGTAGGTGAATCAGCCGTCACCCATAGTGTCTTCAAGCGTGGTGCGGCGCACCCTGATATTCATATTGCCTTTTGTTCTATCTGACATTTGGTTGAAGCGCTCGACCACTTGAATAGCCTTCGCGTTGTGGGAAAGCCAGACCGGCCCCTCGCTGTCTTCGTGCAGCACCCAGATGCTTCCCCAGTCGCCATTGTCGCCCCATCGGCAGGCCAGCCAGGTGTGGTCTGCTAGGTTCTCAGTCTTTTTGCAATTCACACTGTGGATTTCGACGTTGGAGTGGAGATTCTCCATGCGGTATTCGTCTGGATAGGCCGCTTTTTTTGTACATTTGCCAGCTAGTAAAGCCAACTACAAATACCAGAAACACCTTTGTTGACGTCTTCATCGCTACCCCTTTGCTCACCACTTGTTATATCAGCCTATCATTATTCACACATTTGGCTTTGTGGGCAGGCTACGCCACTAAGCGCAGATTTGCGCTCAGTATCAACGCCCTCAATTTTGCGGACGTTGAAATATTCGTCATATCAGCGATTTATTTAACGGGCGCAAAATTGCGCCCGTTAACTGCTGCCTAGCCAGCGTGCGCTGGCTGCGGCACAATGCACGCCGTGGGTGGCGCTGCCGAAATGATGCGGTTATGCTAGCCGGGTGCTGGAGTACGTAGCACCGGGCAGCGCCCACGGCTTTATGGCCGGGTAGAGAGGCGCAAATAAAACACCCGCAAGGGGAATACCGCCCGGAGCTGCTTTCTGTGCTCCAGTTGATACCCGGCTTTCCGGCTACTAACCGGACTGCTGTTAACCTGAAAACAGAAAGGCAATTCATTATGACTACCGCACCTGCGAACACCTCCCGTTCGATTCTCGCCATGCTCGACGTTGAGCAATTCGTGCAAATCAAAGATGGCCAGGTCGTTACCAACTCGCTGAAGGTAGCTGAGGCGTTTGGTAAGAAGCATTTTCACGTTATGCGTGACATTAAAGCCGTTGATTGCTCAGAAGAATTTAACGCATCCAATTTTGGATGCGTTGATTATATCGACGGAAAAGGCGAGGTTCGCCCGATGTATGAGATGACCAAGAATGGCTTTATCTTTTTGGTGATGGGCTTCACCGGCGCCAAGGCTGCCGCGATCAAAGAAGCCTATATCCGCGTGTTCGATGAAATGGCCGCAGCCTGGAAGATGAACGCGCTGAACGCGTGGCGCGCTCGTTCGTGCTGGGTGATTTCACCGGCGAGGGCGTGGCGCTTGATTTTGGACGTGGCCAAGTGTTTGCCGAGCATTGCGACCGCGGCAACCTGTGGTTAGCGGATTGGGAAATCGACAGCCTGTTGGGCTACAAAATGCCCAACGCGACCCAGCTACTGTTTTTCCGTAACAAAACCAGCTTCCCTGATAAGAGCTTTGAAATTCTGGAAGACGAGAAAGGCGGCTTGTGCGTGATGTTTACGCCCACGGCTTGGGCAGTCATCGCCCGCCATTCTCAGTCGCCACGCGCCGATAAGCTGCTGATCGCTGCGGTGACGCACCACGTGACGCCTGGGAAAATCGAGGTCGACAAGCAAGACTACCTGAACATGGCAGAGTACACGCTGGAAGCCCGCGACCGCCTACGCCGCTTGGCGGGTGACTCGCGCCAGTTCTACGATGAAATGCAGCAGGTGCGCGATGTAGGCGAAGATTCAGTGGTTTGCCTGGATCAAAGCGCGTTGAAAATGAGCCTGATCGGTTGAAGTAGAGCGCTGAGCCGCGTAGATTGAGCCCAGCTACTAACTTGGCGTAAAGCCAGCGCTGCCGTCACCAACGGTTGCGCAAAGAGAAGCCCCACTGCCTAACGGCGGTGGGGCTTTTTGCTGTGGGGAGTGCAACAGAAAGCCCCGCTGGGTAGCGGGGCTGGGGTGGTTACGATGTGTAGATTTCTTTGCATTCAGGGCAGCCATCGCAAGCTGCGCAGCCGCATGGAGTAAGTTCAACGCTGGGAGGTGGCGTGTAAGTCATCACCACCGCACCGTAAGACACTCCGTCCCAGTTTGCCATGTTCTTTGCCCACCTTTTCTGCTTAGCCGTGAGCTGCGCCTCGCGCGCTGCAAGATCTGCTTTTTTATTCCGGTCATTGGGCTGGCTCCTTGGCCGATGGCAGCTCTTGGTCGAGGTGGGCTTCATTGTCAAAATCGTAGCCGCTTTCTTCTGGTTCGCCGAGCGTGATATCCAGCTCGTCGAGGAAGCCGTAGCCTTCGGCGAAGTAGCGGAATCGGCCAGAATTAGGATCCCATTTTTCGCCTTCGTGACCCAGTACGTGATTGCGAGCGAGGTGTTCAAGGTGTTCGCGCACGGTGTCGTACTGGAAAAAATGGCGGCGAAAATTGGATTGAAATTCCGGTGTGAAGCGCGCCGGATCAAACTCTATTTCCACATCAAATGAGATGGTGACGGTGGTTTTTTGTTTGCTCATGGTGGTTTCCTTAGCGTCGCTTGGTCAGGTCGTCGAACAGTTCGTAAAGGACGTGTAACACGCCCCAAATGATGAGTAGCAGGGCCAGTAGGCCGCGCCCCAGGCGCTTGAGCGCGCTCACGGCTTGGCCTTCAGGCGTCGTGGGCGTCTTTCAGGTGCTGCCCGGTGAGCGTGAGGGTTCGCTCGCTGCCCAGCTCGCGCGCGGTGTAAAAACCATCCAGGCAGCGCTTCTGGCGAAGGCGGCGCGCCACGCGTCGCCATTGCCGCTAGGGCGGCGAAACTCCCAGGCTTGAGCAAACGGCGCGAGGGCGGCTTCTAGCGCCTGTATGCGCGCCTGCTGGCGTTCCAGGGCTTTCTCTACGCGTGAGATAGTGGTGTTCATTGCGCTTCCCCCAGCAGTCTCAGAAGGCTGCGGGATACACAGGCGGGAGTAGTTTCCTCAGCGGCATAGCGTGCGACCAGCTCGCGATGCGCTAGCGCGTTTTGCAGCGTGATCTGGCGGATTGTGGTAATCTCTTGCTTCGACATAGCTTTCCATCCTCGGTTTGTTTATGTCCGCCTGGTAGTCGGTGGCCGCCGACTGCCGGGCATTTTTCATTTAAGGGCTACTCGCCCAGGATCCGGTCGATGTCTTTGACGTCGAAACGCCCTTCCCCTCGCCGGTACTTCTCGAAAAGATCCTCGACCGCTTCATCCAGGAAGCTCTTAACCGGCACGTTGTCGCGGCTCATAACGCGCATGCTGCTCAGCTTGCGGTGTGTGTCTGGATGCGTGTCATACGGCACCCGCTTGGGCTTCACTTCCTCAGTTACATCACGGAGCGCGCGTTCTACGTGCTTCGGCGCTTCCTTTGCTTCCGTGGTCGACGCGGGCTTGCGTGTCGTCAGTTTTCTGCGTTCAGCCATGGATAAACTCCAGTGTCTCTTTGCCCAGCGCCTCGATCTCCTGTCGGGCCTTGTCGCCCTCGGGTAGATCCATCACGCTACCGCCGTTGGCACAGTCGCATACGCCACGCGCTGAGTGGTTAGCGCGTTAAAGATGGGCAGGTTGTACTCAGCCAGGGCATCGCGCACTTCGCGGCCCAGGTGAGTGTTTTTGATCGCGCGTGATACGACGAAAGCGGCTTTAGGCTTGCCGTCCGTCACTTCGCGGCGTGCGTGGATTAGGTCGACCAGATCTTCGCAGGCGTAGATATCGAAGGGGCTTGGCTGGCAGGGGATTAGCACCGCATCGGCTATTTTGATGGCTGGGGTGATCAGCTCGCTGATTTGCGGCGCGCCATCCAGAATCACGTAGTCGTACCCGCCAGTAACGCGGGGGAGGTCACGCGCCACTTGCTTGCCCATTCCCATGACCGGGAACACGTCGTCGCTTTCGCGCGTCTCGCTCCACTCAGTCGAGCTGCCCTGCGGGTCTAAATCGACAAGTACCACCTTGTGGCCCGATGCGTGCAGCCAGCACGCTAGGTTGGTAGCTACGGTGGTCTTTCCCGCCCCACCTTTCTGGTTCAGTACCGCAATCACTTTCGTCATTTGCCCGTTTCTCCTCGGTTTGCTCAAAGCACAAATGTACATTAGCACAAAAACACAAAAGTACAATAGTGGATTTGCTAGAGCTGCTTGGCACTTTTCTCGCCTGGATCCTTTCTCACAATCCCTCATGCCGCTAACCATGCGGCTCTTGGCTGGCTAGGCGCGTTGCTGCTCGCTGCCAGTCCCTTTCATACACCTGCCTTTTGCCTTCGCTACTCGATCACCGTGGCGCTATTTACTGCTTATCTACTAAACCACCAATTTCCGCCATTCCAAAAGAAAGCACCCTAAACGAAATAGGGCTGCTTATGTATGAATAGATAATTGCATACATACACACCCTAACCCCTGCATACACATACACCCCTACCTATATATTGGGCCGCCTATGTATGCACACCGACCCCATACTATACGTATAGTATGGGGCCAGTGTGCATACATAGATGGCCCAATATAGGGGTGTGTATGTATGTTGCCCCCTGTCTGTCTATGTATGTATGCATATATATAGGGCTTGACGTGTAGGTGTGTATGGTCTATAAATGTTTGTAGGGTTTATTATGTATGAAAAGAGGGCAGGAAAATGAGCGGTGAGTCACGTAGAAAGGTCGATTTAGCGGAATTGATAGAGTGGTTGCTCGGCGAGATCAAAGAGATCGACGCCGATGATGAGATGCCACGTAAAGAGAAAACCAAGCGCATGGCGCGGCTGGCGCGTAGCTTCAAGACACGCCTGCACGATGACAAGCGCCGCAAGGATTCTGAGCGGATCGCGGTCACGACCTTTCGCCGCTACATGACAGAAGCGCGCAAGGCGGTGACTGCACAGAACTGGCGCCATCACAGCTTCGATCAGCAGATCGAGCGGCTGGCCAGCCGCTACCCGGCTTATGCCAGTAAGCTGAAAGCGCTCGGCAAACTGACCGATATCAGCGCCATTCGTATGGCCCACCGCGAGCTGCTCGACCAGATCCGCAACGATGACGACGCTTATGAGGATATCCGGGCGATGAAGCTCGACCATGAAATCATGCGCCACCTGACGTTGAGCTCTGCACAGAAAAGCACGCTGGCTGAAGAAGCCAGCGAGACACTGGAAGAGCGCGCGGTGAACACGGTCGAGATCAACTACCACTGGCTGATGGAGACGGTTTACGAGCTGCTGAGTAACCGGGAGAGGATGGTCGATGGCGAGTATCGCGGCTTTTTCAGTTACCTGACGCTGGGGCTGGCGCTGGCCACTGGGCGGCGCTCGATCGAGGTGCTGAAGACCGGCCGGATCGCCAAGGTGGGCGAGTACGAGCTGGAGTTCAGCGGCCAGGCGAAAAAGCGCGGTGGCGTCGACTATAGCGAGGCTTACCACATCTATACCCTGGTGAAAGCTGACCTGGTGATCGAAGCGTGGGACGAGCTGCGCTCGCTGCCGGAAGTTGCCGAGCTGCAGGGCATGGACAACAGCGATGTGAACCGCCGCACGGCGAAGACGCTCAACACGCTCACTAAGCGGATCTTTAACAACGATGAGCGCGTGTTCAAAGACAGCCGCGCGATCTGGGCGAGGCTGGTGTTTGAGCTGCACTTCTCCCGCGATCAGCGCTGGAAGAAAGTCACCGAGGACGTGTTCTGGCGCGAAATGCTGGGGCACGAGGACATGGATACCCAGCGCAGCTACCGGGCCTTTAAAATCAACTACGACGAGCCGGATCAAGCCGACCAGGAGGAGTACGAACACGCTAGCCGCCTCGCTGCGCTGCAGGCGTTGGACGGCCATGAGCAGCTTGAGAGCAGCGACGCCCAGGCGCGTGTGCATGCGTGGGTAAAAGCGCAGATCGAGCAGGAGCCTGACGCGAAAATCACGCAGTCTCTGATCAGTCGAGAGCTGGGCGTTTACGACCCGCTATAAAGGCATACCTAGAGCTGGCGCGAGAGGCACTCGACACGCCGAACGTCGATCTGGACAAGGTCGCGGCGGCAGTGCCGAAGGAAGTAGCCGAGGCGAAGCCCCGGCTGAACGCCCACCCACAAGGGGATGGCAGGTGGGTCGGGGTGGCTTCAATCAACGGGGTGGAGGTTGCTCGGGTGGACAACCAGGCAGGCCGGATCGAAGCAATGAAAGCGGCCTATAAAGCGGCGGGTGGGCGCTGAGGAAAGGGCGCGCCCACTAGGTGCATCGATAACGCGGCATGAAGGGGCTGGCGCTCAAGCGCTGGCCCTTTTTTGTGCGTCTCTGCTAGCGTCTGGCACAGCGACTGCGCCTGGGTGACATGGTCGGCGGCGTCCTGTGCCACGCTTTGCAGCGTCTGGCTATCGACGCCGTCTGACTGCGAGAGCAGGTGAAGCAGGGCGCTCGCCCTGGCCAGGCGCTCTTCCAGTTGGTCTTGTACGTCATACGCGGTTTCATCGGTCATAAAGTTACCCCCCTACGGTTATATTTACTGTTCAAGTATACAGTATTATTACCCATGTTCAGGGTCAATCCAGTTAACTTTTTTCGCATATACTCAGCAGCAAATTCTAACGTCATCAGCAAGTTGTCGGTGCTGTACTGGCTGATGCTGGTCAGGATCTGCGGGTGCAGCAGGGCAACGACATCCACCAGCGGTAACGCTAGCGGCAGGTCGCGGGCGGCGTCATACAGGCGCTTGATCACACCGGGGTTGCAGTGCAGCTCATCTGCGCTGCCCCGCTTGTGCATGCTGGATGCGTAGCCGATCGCCCAGGCCAGCTCGTCCGGGCTAACTTGCCCGTTCACCACCGCCTGCCGGATCTCGTCAGGCAACGCCTGCACCGCTTCCACCAGCGTCGTGTCTAAACTGAGAGGGCTTGAAGCGGCTTTCGCGGCGGCATAGAGTTTTTCGCTATCGCCCAGGGAGGGATACCTTACATCTGCTGCTGCTACCCCTTCACGCAAAGTGTCCCTTTCGCTGGAAGCCGCGTGGTTGTGGGCTGCGTCGGTGGTTTCACGTACCGGCGCGGGCATCGGCTGGTGGATGCTGGCAGCTTCGTGGGTGGTTAGGCTGTGAACGCCGCGCTCGGCGCGCAGGCGCACGTAGTACATGACCTCTTCCCATGAGTCGGTGCTGATAAACAGCACGTTCCGGCCGTCCGATTTGCGCTTGTGCAGGGCGAGGCCAAGGCGCTCCATGATCGACTTCACGAACGTAGTAGCGCATTTCGGCGAGGCTTTCGGGTTCACGTAGCGGCCGATCCGGAGCGCGTTATACAGCTCTATCGCGGCTTGATTAGCGAGCAGCGTGTCGCGCACGGCGCGGCACTGATCGGCGGTGAACTCGCCCTCGCCGGTGTGCGGGTCGACGCCCAGGGTTTCAAACACCTGGTTGAGCAGGCGGTGTACGGGCTTTTTCCAGCGGTGGCGGGTCAGCGTGACGCGAGCTTTACGTTGCGCCTTGTCGTAAGCGTCTGCCTGGGCCTCGGTGGCCTGCAGCAGCTCGATGGCGGTCACGTGTCGGATGCCCTGGTCGTCGTAAAAATCGACGTGGTGGTTTTCGATCTCTGGAACGCAGAGCTGGTGTTCAATGTGGTGTCGGTCGATCTCGGCCTGCTCGGTCTCGGATTTAATCTCCTGGCGGTTGAGCTAGCGAAACGCTCTTCGTCGGGCGTCTCGACGCTGTACAGGATCTCTAAGCGGCGGTGGCGTACCAGAATGCCCGCCTCTTTACGGTTTGAGCGGCTCTGGCTGACCTCTTGTTCGTCGGTAGCCAAGCGGTTTACGCGGTAGCCGTCCGCGATCAGCATGAGCAGCAGGTGATTGGCGAAGTCGTTACGGGCGTGGTTTTCACCAGTTGAGCAGCTCAGGAACATCTCATCGAATACCGTTTTCGTCCGGCGCAGCACGATCTCGGTGTCGGTCTCGTCAAAATCACAGCTAAGCTCGTCGGCGGCGATCAGGCCACGGAAAAGCGCTTCGCGGTCGGTCTCACGCATCACGCGGGATATGCCGATGCCCACCACGTAGTGGCGGGCGGTGCGGTCGCGGCGCATCATCTGAATAGCGTCGGATGGGCTGACGGTTTGGCCGCTGAAAATACCAAAATGCCTGGTGAAATGGGGGGTGGTGATCGAGACGCCGGAGCTGATCGCTGGGCTGTAGATCAGTACGTCATAATTGACGGCTTCATCGTTGGGCCGGTCGAGGAAGCGCTCGGCATCCGGGTTCGCTTTACTCTCTTTGTGAACCAGCAACACCTTCGCATCCGGGCGCTGCTGCTCGATCATCACCGCCAGTTTTTTGGCACTTTCGGCGCTGTCGTTGGCGATCAATACGCGCTCACCGGCAACTGCAGCATCCAGCGCTTTCTGCCACACGCTCTCATGGTCAGCGTGATCGATGCGGATATGGTCGTTGGCAGGGTCGACTTCGAGAATGTGAATCGGCTCGCCGGGGCGCGCCATCTCGCATAGCTCGATCAGTGAGTCGTTGGCATCGGCGTCGCACATCAACACCAGGCGCGCGGACTGAATGGCTTCCACCAGACCGTCCATGACGCGGGTGGGCTGGTCCACCGGGCCGGTGGCGATGTGGCGCAGCACCTGGCTGGCTTCGTCGATGCAAAGCGTGTCGACGGTGGTGAACCAGGAGCGGCCGTCGCCGTTGTGAAATTTGGGGTGAGTGATGGAGTTTACGCAGCACGCGAGGTGCGATACGTAGGGCATCTCGGCGGCGATCACGTTGCGATAGTGCGTGGTGTTGAGGCGGTAAGCGGCATCGCCGACGAGCGAGACGCGGTGAGCGATGTAAGCGGCTTTCGGTGACGCCTGCATCAATGGACGAATCAGATGTTCGGTTTTACCGGCTCCCATCGGGCCGCGAACAATCACCATGCCGTTGAGCGACTGGACGAGGTCTTGAATGTGGTCAGGCAGCAGGATATTGCCGTGAGCGGCGCGCACGCCGCGAACCTTGTGGTGCTGAACGTTGGGGCGTTTGAGACCTTCAGCGGTGAAGCTGCGTAAGCCAGCGGCGCGCTCCAGCTTCTTCTTCGCCAGCCAGCACACGCGGGATAGAAGGCGATGGCGGTTGAACGGTAAACCCTGCGTGATCGCTTCGCAGACGGTACGGAAAACGGCGCGACCGGTGTATTTAGTCGGTGCCAGTTGCATGCCTGCGTTGACCGCTTTCAGCGCCTCTTCCATTACGTTCATGCTGCCGGACGCTGGACGCGCTGCAGGCAGTAATCGAAAAAGGCGGTCTCAACCTCGACCTTGCTGGCACGGGCGCGCAGGGCTTTGGCGGTGACGTCCAGGCCGAACAGGCAGTGCATGTCGTTCCAGTCGTTCGGGCCTTTGCCGCTGGCCAGCGCGTCAGCGATCGCGTCATCGTCGAGCAGTTCGTGGAAGCGCGGCATCACGCTGCGAACCTCCAGCTCGCGCTTCACTTCCAGGGCGCGGAGTTGGCCAGCGTTGCCTGCCATGGGTTTCCAGCAGTCGTTATCGGCGGCGTTCACCGGGCGCAACTTGTCGTCCCAGCGCTTGTATGCGCGCAGCACTTTCGGCAGGTTCTGAGCGTTCATCGCTACGATGACGCCGCACTCTTCGCCCCGGATCGCCGTTTCGGCAAGCCAAACGCTGGCACCGGTAGCGAAACCCTCGACGCTATAGAGCCGCTTGGCGTAGATGTCACCGATCAGCATGTGCGCGCCATCAAACTGACCGCCGCGCACGGCTACGGTGTATTTTTTGAACGTTGGGTATAGCCGCTGTAGGCCGCGATAGTCGCCGTCGATACCCTGCAGGGCAAACGCGACGAACTCGCCGTGGCGGTCGCGCATGCGTTTGAGCGTGACGGCCTCGATGATGCTCTCGATCTGTTTGTTCTGCAGGTAAGGCTCGGTACCGTCGGCATCGCCGATCAGTTCGACGGTGTCGCGCTTGCCCGGTGCGTATTCAAATGAGTGGGCCCCACCGCGATAGAACGCCTGCTCATAGGCGTCATGCTCGCCCTGGAGACGTTCGCGCTCGATGCGTTCCTGGCGTTCCACTTCTGCCATGCGCGCGGCGCGCTCCGCGCGCCGTGCTTCCTGTTTGGCAAGCCAGGCGGCGTGCTTCGCATCAGTCGCTTGGCCGCCTTCGCGCCGGTAAAGTTCGAGCAGGGCATCATAGCCAGACCAGACGGCGTTGTAGCCGCCCTGGGCGAGCGTGTGAAAATTTATATGGGGAAATTCGATACCGTTGCGGGCTTTCTTCAGTGAGCCGAAAACGGCAACACGATGACGCTCGCCTTTAGCGCGCGTGGGGATTTTTCCGCGATGCTTTTTGTCATCGAGGCGTAGGTCACTGGCGAGCTTGTCCCAGTCGACGGATACTTCAGCCGCGACTTGGGCGATCTCGCCGTGGCAGTAATCCAGCAGCGCGTGGGGGTCGCTGCGGAAACGCTCTTCGTAAAAATTGGCTAAGCCTGGCGTCCTACGTTTGTCATATCGTGCGTTCCGTTCCCGTGTGCTTTTGTACATTTGTAC